ATACTTTGGATGACTCAAAATCCGCCGCTTCACCATTACAATGTTGGCTCGTCCCTGAACCGCCAACCGCCTTGTTTAGGTCTGGACCACGATAGCCGCTGTTGATGCGAATGGGTCCAAACTCTTCCCTGAGTGGTTGTAATATGTGATTACAGAGATTCACCAAATTGATAACGTGTTCCATAGTTGGCGTGTTGGTAAGTCCTAATCTCTCCGCTGTTGAACTTTTCGTCATTTCTTTCAATGCGAAATTTTTTGTAAGATACATTGACATTTTTTTCCTAACTTTGTATGACTTCTACTGCTCTGGAATTTGGGTCAAATCTAACTTTCAAATCAATTTCAATTGGAAGAAGTTGTCCATCTTTCATCGGAACTGGTAGTTTACCTTCCGCTGCTGCTTGAAGTGCTTCCGCAGCAGATTGATGTGGATGATTTGGGTCATCCGCAATAAGTTTATCAAGTTCTTCTTTTGCATCATCTGGTAATAAATCATCTAACATTTTACCCACATGATCTTTTGCTAGGTTCTGAGCTTTGTCAACTACTAACCCAGACACAACATTGAATAGCATTCCTGCTAATGGTAACATAAAACCCCCTCAAGTAGTTTAAATAAAAAATACCCCATCAAAGTATATATCTCTGATGAGGTTTTGAGGATTACTTATCCTTGTGGTCAATCACTTTTGAGTGATTTTTGATTGGGATAAGCCGAGGTTTCTTTTCCTCTGGAATCACTTTCTCAAGTGAAATATTCAGAAGACCATTTTGGAATTCTGCACCCCTTACAACCATATCGTCTGAAAGGGTCCATTTACGAGAAAACGCTCTTCTCGCAATTCCACGATGAACATACTTTTTGTCATCTGAGGATTTGTCTTCTGTAGAACGGACAGTAAGTATTCCATCCGCTACCTCAACTTCAATATCATCTTCGGAAAACCCTGCAAGGGCTACCTCAATGACATAATTGTACTCATCCACTTTACGAATATTGTAAGGCGGAAAACTCTCTTGTTGTGAAGTTGGAAACGACATCAGACGATTGAACATAGAGTCAAACCCTACGGAAAGACCCATGAACTTTTCTAAGTCGCCTGCTGTGAAATGTGAATGATGTGCTAGTTGTACCATAATACCTCCTTATAAAGCAAGGTTGGTTGTAAGAAGATTCGTCCCGAAGCACACGGCAACGAATCGGTGAAGAGAGGTTTCCGCAATGGACAACCTCTCAAAAGTATTTATACCAATTCTTCCAATTTAAGTTCTGTAACTTCTTCAGTCACAAAATTTGATAAAGTAGAAATGGTGATTGTCTTGATGATATCCTCAATAGTATTGTTATTGAGAAGTTTTCTTATATCATCAATGGGAATGACACTTCCCATTGGCCATATATGTGCAAGTGCTTTCACCTGTTGTAAAAATCCTATGACGTTAAATCTACGATTGGGATGAACTTTTTCAGTATAATACTCATTACACATGAAATTTGTCATACAGTCATATTCGTCAAGAAAATCTCTAACAGTTTTCAAGAAATCATATGCACTATTACAGATGTCTGGTGTTCCACAGTGAATCACTGTATTTACTGTACAGTTCTCACTCAAGATATTGAAATGTGGATCGGGATCATAAGATGCACAAACTGAAAATTTTCTATGTAGTTTAGAATAATGTGCAAATATCTTTGATGCAAAGGCTCCATACATTTCATAGTAAACAAATTGATTACTAATCATATTGTTTGTCTTCAACATCCTAATACAATCATCTAAACTTTCCTTTCCCTTTAAAACAGAAATCAAAACAGTTTCATTTAGTTGACTCTGAACAATACTGGATATAACTCCCTTGAGTTCATTCTTCTTGAAAACTTTGTTCTTTGTCGTGACATTTAACATATAGGCTGCACGATTCTTCAACTTCTGACTATACTCTTCCATTTGACTAGAAGTAGCATAAGGATTTAATTGCCAAGTGATATCTTCTTTGACAATTGTTGTCAGAGCGTGTTCAATTGAATCAATACTCTGTTTACTCTCTGGTTTTGACAAACTGTTTAATTTCGTTCCAATTGAAATTAATTTTTCAAGAGAGTAATCTTTTGTCTTACGAAAGACATGAACAATCCGATTCTTTAGAGATGTCTTCTTATCCATAACAAGATCAATAGTATTTCCACTAAAAACATACTCAATCTTCATCTTGTCGTTGCTAGGAAGTGATTCTCCAACATTCAAATCTAATAGAACAGAAGTGAGTTTTTCTCTCAGGTCAATTCCATTTTCTAAAACATCATCAGCCATATCACTGAATTTATTATTCATCCCCTTTCGGAATAGTTGTGAACCACCCTTTGTGCTAATATGATTCTTAGCACGTTTTAGAACACCATCATCCATAAGGAAAGTCCCAACATACTGAATAGGACAAACACCATCAATTTCAAAGTGAAAAAACTCAGGACGTACTTCCCTGTTAAAACACTTTTTATGTATTTCTAGGTGTCTAGTTGTAAAATAAACATCCTCTGCTGATACAGAGAAATCGGATTTGCTATAAAATTTCATATGATCCTTTCATGATGAAATTGTGTTAAGAAGTAGTTATCCTACTTCTTGTCAAAAGGATGAGAACCATTTCTCACCCTCATACCTAAAGTATAACAAATTCTACGAAATTGTCAAGACTTTTTATGCATATTCTAACAATTCGCCCTCTGGATCAAGACACTCCTTACCAGCCTTAAAGCAAGAAGTTGTCCATTTTAAACTATCATCATCCAATGGTATTTGATATGTATCAGATACATAACACCGAACCGATTCATATTTTTCTAATAAGTTGGTAACGTGTCGGGCTTTACCAGACGAATCATCGGTATTAATTAATGTTACAAATGTATCAAGATTTTCATATTTATTTAAAATTTCTTCATCTGGAATATTATATTCGTAAAGATATTGTTTGTGCGAATCCCAATGAAATTTTTGTATTTTCATCTTTATTTCCAATTAAGAGTTACTTTTAAATTTATTTATTCGTGCCCATGCGAACCGCAAGGTAAATGCGAGTCCTCAGAGGCAGGGTAGTCCTAATCTAGGCGTGATTAGATTTATGATCACCCAGATAGGATAAAGACTCAATGCAATCCAAAACCATTCCATCATGAAACTCTCAATCTGTCAATCACTTTTTGTCTCCATTCATCTGTCTCTCTGGTCCATAATTTTATTTCTTCTCTCGTTCTCCCACATCCTACGCAAAATTCTTCTCCGTTGTTTTTGCGTTTTACAAGTTTGCATATCTTTTTGCATGGTGACTTTACTTTCATTTTTGCAGGATAACTTGCAATGTCTGACTGTCTGCATTACAACTTTTACCTACTCCACCCCAATTTTTGTTTCCAATCAATGGTCTGATTGTGTATCCAATATCACTTGAATTCAAACAAGCACAATCTCTTCTCTGTCTATCAAATGCACTCAACTCAAGACCCCACCCACATTTACCTACTGTCCAGTACATACCATCACAATACAATCCATAAACTTCAAATGATGCATTATCTTTATTTCGTAAGAAGTCATTGATAAAAACGCTGTTTGTGCAAGTTGTCATATTATCTGGGTTACCGATTGATATGTTGTCCCATGTCTGACTTGATGCGTTGTCCCAGAAATCTTTATATGTCTGTTCTTGTATTAAATTGGGAACTTGACCTTTTGTAAAATTATCAGACCAAGAAAGAATGGTAGTGACTGTTGTTTCTACGATTTCCTCTGTCTCATTATCCGTATCCACCACTTGACTAGGATGATCGGGATTGACAGAAACAGGAACAGTAACAGTGGTGGTTGGAGGGCTATTATGTGTGACAACAAAAGGGTCTGAAATTCCAGATTCATAGTGTATTTGTGGTTCCTCAAAAGTGTAATTTTTGTACTGTACCTCAAGTTGAATATTAACAGGCGCCATGACTGTCCCTGTCATGTTTTTATCTAACTCTGTTTCATCATATAAATGTTTTTGAATGAAATCTGTCAGATCAATATGATGTTTTTGAACCATAACAGGTCTTGTACCTGTTCTAAAATTTGCTTCTGGATACTCTTTTTGTCTTGGGTGTTCATAGTTGAGAGTAACTTTGATGTCCTCTTCTTTTTGACCCTCACAACTAATTAAACTTGTAGCGACGATCAACAACCCTAATATTATTTTCGTCATGGTCATGTATGAATACTTCCTTGATAGGTCCGTCTATGTTCTTGTCCCAATAGTCAAGAAACTCTGTGATTCTGGGATATTCTGGGATTTGGTCTTCTGTTTGCCACATGAATTCATTTACTAAAGAGAGATGGTCTGGTATGTAATAAACCACCTGAACAGTTGCAGTTGTCCATTTCTTTATTATGTAGACCATGAATTATTCTGGTTTTGTTGGCCAGGTGACGTTGGTGAGATTACCTTCTTCGTCTAGTTGTGGTTCTGCTGTTGATGGTAGGTCACGTAATGCTTGGCGATAATTTTTTTGTTTTTGCGTCATTGTCAAATCTTGTCCTGCCCACCAATCTGTTTCTACGATTCTACGATCTCTTTCTTGTCTAAGTAAACGCATTGGTTCTATCGCCTGAAGTTCTTTTTCTTTATTTAAAACTTCATCCCATGTAAATTTGGGACTTTCATTATTTGACTTGACACCTTCTAAACTTGTTAATTTCTCTACACTTCCATAAATGGTCAATCCAGTATTTGGATTAGTTTCATTGTGTAATGCTAAAATTGCTTCATATTTCATTATTGAACTTCCATGAAACGTACTCTTGTTTCAAACGTACTATTTCCATAAACAATAAAACGCCCAGATGAATCTACATTTTTTATTTCTATTTTGACACTGAGCGTTCCTGCTGCTGAAATGGTAACATGGGGTAAAGGCATAGTTTGATGCCACATAAATTCTCGTGTTGCCGCATCTGTATATGCTAAATATGCTCCTAAAGTATATACATGATTTGTTACAGTTGGACTATGAGTAACGCCAGTATAAGTTACCCTCATATTCTTTCTATTATCCCTATAAGAATCATTTCTCCCATACATTGTCACATCAAAAAAAGGGTAAATTGTTGTATTATTTCCAGAACCCCCATGACAAACATGATCTGCGGTATTAAAAATTTCTTTGTAATTAGCGTCACCACTTTCATCTTGGTCACTTGTTTTGTATACAGTTGACATTTTCAAAAGATGTCCAGTAGGAAAAGTTACGGCACTTCCTAGTGTGGCGCCACTCCCTAGAGTTGCAGTATCACCAGACAAAGTAATTGGAGCACCAGAGTTTGTGCCTGTCTTACCTGTTATCTTATCTACGTTTAAACGACTCATTTCTTTCCTGTTGAACCAAACCCACCATCACGCTCTGTTTTGCGTTCTGGTCTTTCAAAAACCTCTTCCAAAACGTGAGGTTGGTCTTTGAATAATTCTGCCTGACAAATTCTTTCTTCGTGATTGATGTATTTCACATAACCACTCATGTTGAAAACCATGACAAAAACTGGTTCTACATAATCTGAATCTATGATACCTACATTGTTTGCAAGTGTGAGTCCTTGTTTCAATGCAAGGCTTGACCTTGGATAAAGTCGTACAGAATAACCTCTTGGAATATCAAGTATCAATCCAGTTGGAATCAAAATCCTCTCTTTAGGATTGATAGGTACTCTTTTCAGTTTTACTACTCTCGTTACCTTCTCTGTCTCTTCAAAATCGTTTCTATATACTGTTACTTCTGACTCATCTGGCAGAAAAGAGTACAAATCAAAACACGCCGAACCACTAGTGGCACGATATGGATCTTTGACCTCTGGATTCAACTTGTAGTAACGTAAATCACTACTCATTGTCAGCATCGGTTTCTCTTTTGTTTCCTATATTATATTTAGGAGTCAACTCCCATTCGTCCTTTTCCTTGAAGGAAAGGATTTTTAACTGACTTAATGGGACAGTTGGTTCTTCTGTTTTTCCTGCATCTGCAAGCGAAATAAGTTCCCATTCCGCTAACAAGTTTGCAATCGTGTTTCTTCTTGCTTTGTCGTTTTCGGAAAAGTTGGATGCTTTTCCGTCAAGTGCAAATAATTCTTTGAAATGAACTATGTAATACTTACCCTGCTTGTGCAGAATATGACATGACTGAAATAAAGTTTTATCTTTTCTTGATGCGATGCCGATGCGTGTGAGGGTTTCTCTAACTTTGAGAAAATCATCAGCCTCTTTCAATCTCACTTCAATCATGGAATCAATGATGTTTTCACTCATTTTTTCCCTTTCAAACCACCTTTATCAGAATGTTTTCTTAATATATCCAGTTGCGAATCATTGAGAAGTGTAGCATAATCTCTCGCTTTCGCATAACTGCATTTATAATAATCTTTTATCAATTCAAGAACTTCATTGTTCTCTCTTTTCAACCATTTACTATAACGTTTCTTTGGTCTAATACTATTTAGAAAAAAGTCAAACTGAAGTTTTGAATCAAGGTGATTGTATTCATTCATGAGATTTGCATAAAGAACCATGTCATGACTGAAACTCAATGCACGATTTACGATGAAAGGTTTGTATTCCTTTTCAAGTTCAGGATTCTCATCAATGAGATTCTGTTTACCATGCTCAATCTGTTTGGTGAAATCAAATGGACTCATGATGCATCTCCAAAGTAAGATGATAGATCATTAAGACCAGTGTCTCGTTTTACTTTAGATGGTGAGTTCTTATGAGTAATAAGTTCACCATCAGAACCTCTACCAGCAGACCACTTCTCAATTTGATGAAGTGGTCTTTTATGAGATTTATCTTTCTTCCATTCTTCAAGAAGTTTATGAGCCTCAGTCGCATTATCTGGAATATGCAACTTGGTAAACATAGAAGTAGGATCATCTTTGACTCCATGTTGCATGACCCATCTTCTGATTGTTTCCCATGAGTTAGAACCTTGACTGTCAATGAGATCACGATGAGTTTGAAACAACATATCTTTTTTGTATGTCAATCCTTCAGACATAAAATATAACCATAATCTGCCATACATACCTTCAGTTTTGTTTTCCTTTGTCACGTTCCTAC